TTTTTCAGTGCCCTCCCTCATTCTTGAGGGGTGGGTTTCTTTTTTTGTCTTTTTCCTTCATAATAGAATCATGAATATCCTACAAGAGATCTTTACAGATCATTATGAAGAAATCAAATATACTCTTCATCCCAGACCTGCTGAGATGGAAAATATCGATAAGATGATCAACTGTGGTGATCCTTCTTATGGTGGTGCCATGTATGGCTGTATCCACTGCGGAAATCTCAAGTTTGTTCCTTTCCGTTGTCACAGCCGTTTCTGCCCTACCTGCGGTAATAAATATTCCATGGATCGCACTACCTCTATGTCCTTTAAGCTCGTTAATGTCAGACACCGTCATTGCGTTTTTACCATTGATGCGTCCCTCCGTGATTTTTTCCTGCAGGATCGCTCTCTCCTTAACTGTCTCTTTCATTCCGTCTCCAGTGTTGTCCTTCGCTTATTCTCTAAAATGAACAAACACAAAAACTTTACCCCTGGTTTTATCATGGTCCTGCATACTTTCGGCAGGGATCTTAAATGGAATCCTCATATCCATTGTCTCATCTCTGAAGGCGGTTACAGTGATGATGCTTTCTGGCGTAATGTCTCTCATTTCAACTATACTTTCCTTCGCAATGCTTTCCGTACTGCTCTCCTCAAGGAAATGTTGCTCCGCATCGGTCCTTCTTTTAAAAAAGTTTCTGCCCGTTGTTATCTGGAACATGAACACGGCTTCTATGTTTATGCCAAACCCAACCGTTGTGACCCTAAGACTGTTACCAAATATATTGGCCGGTATCTTGGTCGCCCTGTCATTGCCACTTCCAGGGTCGATTCTTATACCGGTGATCTTGTCTCTTTCCATTACAATCGTCACGAAGATGATCAATACGTTCAAGAAACCATTCCTGTCATGGATTTTATCAAACGCCTTATCCGGCACATCCCTGAAAAACATTTCAAGATGATCCGTTATGGCGGCCTTTATGCCAGACATCGTTCCATTGATAAAAAACTCCATCTCGCTATTTCGAAAGAAAAACGGCATACTTTCCGTTGTTTTAACCGGTGGCGTACTGCGATCCTTTCTTCTTTTGGCTATGATCCTCTGATCTGTCCTCATTGTAAACAACAGATGGTGATCCTAGAAATATATCATAACCATCGCCGCGTACCTCTTGAAGAATTATACGAGAAAGCAATGTCCCGCTCCCGTGGAAAGCGTTCTTCTGCATGACCACTTCTTTTTATGCTATAATCCTCATATAAAGGAGGAACCCTACCATGAAAAAGAATATCAAAGAGCTACGCGAAAAATATATTTCAAATCCCCCAGAAGGTATGACATCCGAGGACATTCGCCATATGAGCGAGGATGACCTGCTGGATATGGATTATTTTCTAAATGAAGATGTGTTTGGTGATGATTTTGGTGAAGAAGGTTTTTATATTTTCTAAAACCATGATCATCTGTTTGCTCTGCCCACTTTTATGTGGGCTATTTTTCTTTTGGAAAGGAGCCTAAGGCGAACTTTCCTATAAAGTAAAAAAGCTACAAACCGCATAAATACGAAGTTTGTAGCTTATGACTCCAACGAGAATCGAACTCGTGATTCGACCTTGAGAGGGCAATTTTATAAATTTCTTTCCTTTATTTCAACGATTTTATACCGCCTTTGCAAAATAATTTTGTAAAAAATATGTATATAATTCACATTCTAATATTGTTTTGGTGGCGAAATTGGTGGCGAAGTTTTATTTAATAGCAAGATACTTCATTGATACATAGTTTTGTAGCTACTTTTTGCAATAAAAAAAGACCAGGGAAAATCCCTGGTCAAATCATTATCCCGTAATTCCATCTGCAATTGCTTTTGCAATTTTTTTATACCCTACTTTTTTATAAAGATTATAGTCATCTCGATCATCAACAAAGCATACCTCAATCAGGATCGCTTTATTGATCGTGTGATTCAGGTAGTACAAATTGCCTGTTGTTTTGATTCCTCGGTTTGTGAATCCCAGCTTTTTCATGTTTGCCAAGATTCTGTTTCCTGTTGTCTTTTTAATGCCCTCTTCTTTTGTGCACCAGATTTCTGTACCTGCTATCTTTTTATCTCCTTTTCGGTCGTTTCTGCCACTGTTCAAATGGATTGATACATCGAGTGCTGCTTTTCTTTTGTTACATTTTGCACAGATCTTTTTCAGAACATCGTTTTGACTAGTTCCGTTGCTGACCGTGCAGTTATATGCTTTGTGCCCTTTTTTCTTTAATAGCCTTACAACCTCTTTGCAGATTTTTCTATCTTCTCTGCTCTCATCCAATAAGTCACTTGCTCCACACGCGATCTTACCACTTGGATTATGACCACCATGAATATTATATACTGCCATTTATTCTTCCTCCTGATCTTTATTTACTACTTTATCTGCTACTTCTAAACCTTTGATCAATACTTTGGGTACGTCATATCCTGCCTTTACTAAATTCTCAACAATAGATCTAATTTCATTGATCAATAAAGAAGCAAGTACAAACCAGCCGAGTAATGTCGTGATTCCTAAATTTATACCTATTACTTTTCCGATTTCAACAAAAATTGCCGATGCCCCAAATGCTACCATGATCATGATCCAATATCCTAATTTTTTCATGACACCCATCCAGCCAATTCGAGAACTTACTTTTCCTGCCATCTTTGCACCGAGCCAACCTGTGAACTGATCTGCTACATTCAACCCTAAATAAGCAATGAAAAGAAACCAGTGTTCTCCGAGCACATAGCTTAATACTGCTACAATTGAACCTGTTACTACATTATATGTGTCAATTACATTGTTTGTCATTTTCTTCATTTCCCTCACTTTCCTTTCTTTGAAGAAAGATTATTTTGCTACACAAAAATAAGACCTCTGTGGGTCTTGCTCTAATACTATTCATTTTCCCTCCTTATCATCCTAATTGATTTAACACTTCCGATCTAAATTCTTCTGGAATATTTGCCCCATATGTCACGTTGTTTAATGTATCTATATCTTTTATCGAATTGATATAAATTTGTAACGAATTTAAATACACCCTGTGATACATTACATGATAATCCATTGCTTCTTTCAGTCTCAGGATGTCTTCTTTGCTAAATATCGTGTCAACTTCATCGTCTGCATGGTATGGTAATAATGTATCACCATTGTTTGCACGTGCTGCAAGTAAATTTATATATGTCTGATTTTGCTCTGTAAATGAAAAATGACCTTTGACTGCGTTTAATTCAAGGTCTAATCCTCTTGTTATGATCTGATTGCATTCATTGGTCATTTCTTTTATTTTTCCAGATCTTATAAATTCAAGATCCTTTGTATTTTCTTTTTTCTTTTCTGTATCATTGGATACTTCCTGCTCCTGGTTAAGTGCCGTGATGATCCCATCATAAATACTCTTGGATGTTATTTCTTCCAGAATTACCGTTTCGTAGTCCCCTGCTTCTTTTGGCATATCATCCCAGTCTTTTACGTGGTAGATTCTAATACCATTTCTTTGTATAATTCCTTGCGGATTATCATCTTTATTACATCTTAAAAACATTTTTGCATTTTGATCATATTTTACATATTGTAATTGTTCATATGCATCAATGATTTTTCCATTTTTTACTGCCTTATACATAGTCTTTCCTTTCCGAAAAGGTTAGAGTACAATTCTTCCATGTTTTTGATTGTATAATATGCGTTAAAATGTCTTGCGTATGATCTCCAACTCTGAAAAGCACTCCACGCATCCTTTTCTGTCATTCTTCCAGCCTCACAGAATTTCTTTAACTTCTTTAGTTTTCTCCTTTCTCTTGTTACACTTTTCTTGTAAATTTTCTTTACAATCTTTCCTGATGGTGTCAAGAAGAATCTTCCCTTCAACCATGTAAAACCATGACTAAGTTTTACTATTTGAGTCTTTTTGTCATTCAGAATAATTCCAAGTTTTTTACATTCCTCTTTTATGACATTCAGGCATTGTTTTAAATATTTTTTATCTGGATGAATCAAATAGCCATCATCCATATATCTACCATAACATTTCACTTTTAGTTCTTCTTTAATCAAATGATCCAATTTATTGCATGATGCAAGTGCTAGTGTTTGGCTGATCTGTGATCCAAGTCCAAGCCCTTTGTTTCCTTGAAAGCAATCAATAAAATGATTTATCAAATCAATAGTCCTTTGATCTTTAAATGATTTTTGAACGATTTCTTTAATCACATCATGTGATACATTATCAAAAAACTTGCTAAAATCAAATAACAAAATATAGCCATCTGTGCCATATTTTCTATAATGATATTGTAAATGTCTAATCATACGATTCATAGCAAAATGATATCCTTTGTTTTTGATTGATGCTCCATTGTCATAGATAAAGCTTCCTTCAATCACTGGTACTAACGCGTGATCGCAAAGGCACCTTTGAACAATGCGTTCTTCAATCTTCACGCTTTTAATCTTCCGCTTTTTCCCTCTTTCAAATAAATCAAATTCACAGAATCCTTTGCTTCTAAATTTTCCATTCATCAATTCTTTTCTCGTTTGATAAACATTTAACGGTGCTTGTACGATGTATTTTTGTGTTGATGCCTTCCATCCAACATTTCTTCTACATCGAATATAAGATTTATAAAGATTTTCATAAGAAAAAAGCTCATTAAAAGAAAGAAGCTTTTTCTTTTTCTTAACTTCTCTTCTTTCTTTTCTTCTTTTATATCTTACTTCTTTTCTCTCTTCGCTCGTCATATTTACCTCTTATTCATTTGTACAGATATAATCCTGATTTTCCGCATATCTGCATAGCGATACTGGGAATGAAACGGAAGATTATCAGGCAACTTCCGCCATGCAAGCAGCGTCCTCCCAATCGCATCAAATGTTATATTTACCTTTTTAGGAAGGTCATATTCTCCTTCTATCTTCTATTCTCACTGCTTTCGCCTTGTGGTTACTTGGTCTGAAAAAAATAGAATCCAACGCACACGCCATAGCCGCCGGTAGCATTATTACTATTGATATTACCATTGTTATTGACATTGCGAAAAGACACCGCACCGCCTGCATCCGCAGACCTCAGTGTCACACAGAATATAACCTGTTTTTAATTATTTTAAGAATTTTTGAAATCTTTTTCTGTCTTTTGTCATAGCACCTTTAATCAAATTAATCTGAGTTGCTATTAACTCTGACCATTCTTCTAAAACCTTCGTTTCAAAATGTATTAATTCATATGCAACCTCAATCTGTGATACTAAATTTTGACATTCCACATATGCTTTTAAGAAAAACTCTCTTCTTATTTGAACTTCTCTTGCATTTGTCGGATAAATGCTGTTTGCCTTTTTGGTGTTTGCATATATTTGCGTTGCAGCATCTGCAAGATGTTGTCCCAAATAAAATGTATACCTTTTAGGAATTGTATTTACACAACGCCTAATTGTATATATTTCAAGCTTTCTTGCGTTATTTAAAAACTCCATTTCTGAAAGTCCTCTTTGGCTTTTGATCACGCTCATTACTTCATCCTCCATGTGTCAGTATATCATATTTTTGTTTTTGAATCGACCGCCTTACGGCGGTTGATATATTGACTGCTTTTTTTCTGCCGGGACATAGCCCGGCAGATAATCTGATTAAACCGAGAAGCCAACGCACACGCCATAGCCGCCGGTAGCATAATAACTACAGATACCAATGTTATAGACACCGCGAAAAGACACCGCACCGCCTGCATCCGCAGACCTCAGCCAATAATCCCATACTGATCCTGTACCGTTATAGATGCACTTTTTCCTCGAATTGTTGTCAGTGTAGCATGAGAACGTCACTTCTTCTGCTTCTGTTGAAACTTCGTTTTTATAAGGAACTGCCGTTAGCTCAGCTCCCACTTCACAAATTGACGGAATTCTCAAGTGATCCTGTGATGTTGTTATCGTCGTTGATTGGTTTCCGGCACTTGCCAGCGTATCCGACAACGCGATAAAGTTTCTCCATTGCGGTGGCAGCATAGGATATAATGTTTTATTCATCCATTCTCTTAGCGCGCTCTTATCCCATCCTCCTTTATTTGTTGCGGTCTTATTCATTTGTTGTCTGATTCCGAGCACACCAATCATGTAGAAATCACCATTCGTCATTCCTGTTCCCGATGACAATGCGTAATGTCCTTTGGAATGATATCTAAATACAATACTTTCGTCCGGAATAATCTCGTTCTCTTTTGCTTTCTGCGGTACCATTTTGATTAATGCCGCCGGGGTGAATCCGTATTCTACAGCTTTGCCCATTTTAAAAATTGAGTAAAACTCTCCGAACGTGTATGCAGATTTATCTTTTGGATCATCGCTGTAAGCATAGTCATACTGTGTTAAATCCTTGATCTGTCCTGGTAGCTGTGGGTAGATGTACGTTGCGTTAATGTCCATGTCTTGCGTAACGTCGTCCGCTGTCTTGTCCCATCCAATCCATACATATCCGGATTTTTCAAGGTCTTTTCCTTCGTAGATACAAGATCCATGAGCTTTTACATTATGGATCTCGATTACTTCTCCTTCGTTCAGGTATCTTACAACGTATGCCCTTATCTGTGATGTAAACAATGCTGTTACCGTTGTATCTTGTGTGATATTTTCAATCGGCACGTCCCATTTGAAGAAAGTATACACATTATCCTGGTCCGGCTCTTTGATCGGTGTCCCAATATATCCTACCTGGATCGGATCTTGTGCAGCTCCTCCATGCTCAACCTTTTGTGTATTCAGTGTTGTTCCATCCCAGTTCTTAAATGTTACTGTATGCTCTTCCAATAGCTGACCGTATGTAAATGTTACTGTTCTGATCGCATCTGACAATTCTTTGTACTTTGTCGGCGAAATTCCGTCAAAATAAACAGATCCTGTCAATACTCCGTTTTCTGTGTTGTGGCCATCGTCGTCAATACCATTCGCTTCATGTAATCTCATTAATGTCCAGTAGGCTTTGACCGTTGTCCTCCAATCAATGTCAATCAATCTTACTCTTGTCAGGTTTTCCGCGTTCATGGCAATTGTTAAAGTGTCAAGTGCTGGGCTTCCTGAAACATTCAATGTTGTTAAAAGATTGTACGCTTGTAATGTAAATTCTTTTACATACATCAGGTTTTTTGCAAAAATTGATGTAACTGCATTCAGTTTTGCTTTTTGCAATCGCTGGTATGGTGTAAATGTGACGCCTGTGATTCCGCTTCCTCTTGTATAGCACTCTTTTACGTTAATGTTATTGCTAAGATCTAGCTCCTGCGCCAGTGCTGGGCAGTTTTCAACATTGATGTACTCCAAGGATGTCGCGTTTTTTACAGTTACTTCTTTCATATTTGTATTAACGTACCCATCTGTACTTGAGCCGATCTGTGCTCGTTTTAGTTTTTTACAACTTGCAATGTCTGTGTATCCAGGATATAAGCATGACAGGTCTCCAAGATCCTGAATAAATGCAGCGTTTCTAATATAGATTTCTGTGTCATTCATCTGCGGTACGCCCAACTGTAATTCAACTGCTTTTCCCGCCGTTGTTCGTTTCTGCGTCGTTCCGGACCCAGCTTTTACAGTTATCCATAAGTCACTGTAAGGTGTGATCGTCATCTTGCTTTCTGGTGTGATCACAAGATTCCCACTTGTTGGTGTGTACCCTCGAATCGTTGCGCTTTCTGCCGTTGCGTAGGGACTTATAAAGTAAGAGCTCATAAATGCTCTTTGGTAGTGTAAAAACTGTCGCCTTTGCAGTCTCTTCTGTCCATTCAGCATCGGAATGTATGCAGACGTTCCAAGGACTGTGTATGTTTTAATGTCTTTCCGCCACACATCTTCAATCCATAGTGATTCTGCTGCAAGCGACTGTATTTCTTCGCAGTGATCTGCAAACGCATCAAGATCCCATGCTCCAGCATTTTCACGATTGATGTACATGCTTGCCAATTCCTGCGGAAACGCTTTCCACATCATCTGAAAGACGGTTGCATCTGCTGCGTTAAATACGTCTCTGGTTCCAATCTTATCGTAATCCATGTACCCATACTTAAGTGTTAAGCCACCCTCGTTGTCGTTCCCCATTGCTGTATCATTATCATACGCAAAACATAGATTCCATTTTCCAGATAATTTACTGTATCCCCAGAAAGTGTTCTTCGCTCTGTTGTCGACCTGGCTAAATACCAGAGTTATCAACACGTGCCACATTACCGAATCTACGATCATGTGGTCTGCTGCCTCTTTCCTGAATTTTGCAATCCTGTATTCTTTTGAATCCACCGAAAAAGCCTGGCCGTCAATTGTTACTACGCTTGGCAGCGTTTTGTTCGTTGCTGCGTCTGCGTTGCAAGATACTACCCATGTCAGAAAGTCCTGCCACAATTGCTTTGCTTCTTCTTCGTTTTGTGATTCTGCGAGGTGCCTGAATTCAAAATTTGTATCTCCGTCCCATGTTTCTGTCGAAAGATCAGCAGACTTCATTCGACACTGATCAGATGTATTGTTTGCTACCTCAATGACAATTACATCGTCTGTCTCATTTTGTGCAAAAACATCTAAATTCTTCTTCGAATTGTTGATATTCCCCAGCGAATAGAAAACTGTTTCATCTGGCGCTACCGTCATCGGTCCAACCTGTACCGCTTCGTTTCCGGTATTATGGAAAAACAAAGCTGCCATGTGCCCCTCTACTGTATCTCTTACCTTTTTATTCGCTTGTTTTGCTGGCCGTGTATATGGCTGATATGTATTGTACCAGTCAGATACTAAGATATTATTGATATGCTCCTGTGATGCCACGTTTGTTTTGAAATTCAGGTAATTGACTCCAATAGAATTATCTGTCATGGCATATGTATCAATATGGCTTCCATCTTCAAGATCAAATCCGTTTTTAAAATTAAAATCTTCATTGCATCCGGCCTGTACATATCCAAGGGATGATGTACCCTGTGCCTTCTGTTCTACGTTTGTTGCAGTCCATGAATGTGCTGCGCCACCTTTTACATATTTATGTGTAACGCTTCCTGTGATCTTCTGGCTTTTTGCCGTTGATACATTCGGAGCATGCCATGTAAAAACGTGCAGACCTGGATTGAGCGTTGCAACCTTATCTGGATCCAGATTCCCAGAAGAATCATAAATCTGATTCCTGTCATGTCTTGCCGTGATCTCAGCCCCATCTTTCCCATCTGCGCAGAAGTTTGCCTTGATCTCGTCTGTTGTAAGATCTCGACTGTATACTCTAATCATGTAGATAACCACATCACAATCATCAGACCCGATTGTGATTCCTACAGGTGTTGTCTGTTTCAAGTTGTCATTGCTTGCATAGATTGCTGCTTTTGCTGGTGTTCCTCTTTCCCACAGCATCACCAGGCGATTTTCTGAATCCGGTTCAATGTTCACTTCTGCTTCTGTCTTGTACCCCTCACATAATGGATATTCAAGCGTTGTCTGCTCGGTTTTCACTGTCATCGAATTGGCTTTCATACTTAATCCAATGTTGTTATTCATGCATGTAATTGCCTGCGCATCAAACAATGAGCTGTTTTCAACCTTGTAAATAAATTTAAAGTTTCGCCCATCTTTTCTTGCATCCGTTCCAAACAATTTATAATCCAGTGTAATCCTGTCACCTTTTACTACCTTGATACATCGGATTCCTTCTGTATCCGTCTGTAATCCACCGTTATGCGTATCAAAATTTTCGGAAAGTGTCAGACCACTGACTATTTTTAGATCTGTGATCTTGTTCGGATCAATCTTTAATACAAGACTGTCTGTGATCTCACTGATATCAGATGATAGTGCAGAGACTTCAATCGTCTTTTCCCACCTCTTTCCATCACATTCAATTGCAAGTTTTAGCGTTCCTGCATCCGTTGTTCTATAACTCCAGATGTGTTCCGATTGATCTACGCTTTCGGTTGACTGTAGAGTGTCATTAATGTAAAAATTTACTGTTGCCGGATTGGCAGAACTTAATGCTCTGTATGGAATTGCCAGTGTCGCGTACTGGTCGACCTTTTTCTCTGTCAGTTTGGCTGCAACGACTGTCCCACCACCATCTTGTGCAACCGCACACGTGAGTGTGTCAGATGTTAACGTCACGCCGTTCAGTGACATTGTTCCGTACACGCTTACCTCATGTGCTCCAGCTGTAAGTGTTGTGCTAAACACAATCCTTCGCCCTGTCGTTGTTACCTCCTGCATGCTTTGTTGGATGCCGTCTACCGTCAAATAAATTCTTTTTACTCCTGATCCTGTTGGCGTTACGTAAATTGTCAACACTCCACTGTTCTTCTCGGTGTTTCCAAGATTCCAGTCTAACGTAAATGATTCCATTGTGATCGTTAACGTTCTTGTCGCTGTTGCTCCATATGTATCGGTCATTGTAAGCTTGACCGTATTGGCGCCGCTTGAAAGATGCTCAAAAATGTCCAATGTGATATTGTCGCCCTGTTCAATTGTTTTGTTTTCTTTCAGGATTCCTCCGACATAGATTGATAAGTTTCCAGCTCCTGTTGATGTCTGTGTCGTTGCGTCCAATGATGAGAATTTAAACTTGATTGGTGCTGTTCCATTTGTCTGTAAAACTGAAAATGCCGCCGGCGAGTACATTGCAAATACGAGTTTTGATCCGGAACTAGATCCCCCACCTGTCCCTATAAAGATTGGATCAAATCCTTCAATGTCTGTCCCGTCCTGTGTCAGGTGTAGATATCCATCTTCGCTCATATACCCAGAATTAAAAGCAAGCCCACCACTTCCTGATCCAGTTCCTACTGTGATACCGTCGCTTATGATCTCGCCATTGTTTGTAAGGTATAACTTCCCATCTTCCATCCGGAAACCATTCGCATAATTGTTCGAGCTTTTTGTCAGTAGCTCTATGTTGTTCGTAAGTAGCCGAATTGCATCTTGTAAAGCATCTGTATCTTTTTCATTATCGATAATTCTTGACTTGAATTCTTCATTGATCTTATCAAATGATACTGCCCCGTCTGCGATTTTTTTCGTTTTAATAGCTCCGTCTGCGATTTTTTCTGTTGTCACACTCTCGTTTGCCATCTTCTCGGATGTGATCGATCCGTCTTTAATTTTTCTTTCTGTTACAGAATTATCACTGATCTTATCTTCTGTTACTGCCTGATTTCCAATTTTTTCAGATGTCACAGATGAGTCTTGCAGCTTTTTTGACGATACTGAGCTATCTTTTAATTCATCCGTAGAAACTGATTGATACTGAAGTTTCTTCCCTGTTACTGTTCTGTCACTGATCTTATCTTCTGTTATTGCTCCATCTGCAATTTTTTCACCTGAAATGCTTCCATCTGCAATCTGTGCAGCCTGGAACTCTCCCTGTGCTTTCCATGCTCCATTCGTATAAACGTACCAGTTTCCGTAGACGTAACCTGCTTCTGATCCGTAATAGACGTAGATCTTTGATGTGTCTGTCATTTCCGCTGCTGTTTTTGCAGATAGTGGTGCTCCATACTGGTTTTTGTCTGCTTTAGTCTGCTTTAGGTTTTCAATATCCTTCTGTATATCATCCAGTACGCCCAGTTCGTTTTCACTGACTGTCGCAGATTTTAATAAAGATTTTTTTACATCTAAATTAAATACAAAGCTTTGCACGATCTCTTCATCTTTCGATAATTCAATCTGGCATTCTGTGATTCCTGTTTCTGCAAGTGCCTGTTCTGTCAGCTTTATAATTACTGCATTTTCCGAAATTTCGCAATTATTGTAAATTATTTTTTTTGACTGTTTTACTGCAATAAATCTTGCTGTTATCCCTGTAAGGTTTAGCCCTATAATATTACATTTCAAAACGCGGCCGGTATCTCCTTGTGTAACCTCTGCTGTTTGTCTTATGCCCTCGCTCGTTAAATCAAGTGTTATTGTTTTATCTACCATTGCCATTCTCCTATCCTACAATACCTGTCAAGATCACACAGTACATTTAATGCTTTTCCTGTCAATCTTTTCCCTAAGTCCTTCTTCTGTAAAATCTAACTGTATTTTTTCATTTATCATAGCCATAGCTACCCTCCCTATTTAGGCTTGGACACAGATGTAATAATGCCATCCTTTACTGTAATTGATCCCTCTGTCCAGCTTAGTCCACTCGATGTTTTTTCAATATCTTTCACAATCGGTATATCTCCTGACCATCCTGTTGCCCCATTACTTACTGCAAAGTTAGTGAGCTTATATCCATTCAGATTAAGATTTCCTTCCAAATTAAGATCACATAACACATTCAATGCTTTCCCTATTAAATTTGTGTATTTTCCTTTTGTGTACACCATGATTGGTTTATATCCATCTCCATTTCGTACACCCCAAAACATGTAATCACCGTCTTCAAGCTCAAATACCAATCCTGTAACGTTATCATTATTTCTTAAATTATTTGAACCAATTCTTCCGGTGTTTTGATTATTATTTTTTATTTTCATTGTCGCATCCGAAATTTCAACAGAATCATTTCCTGATAGATTTTTTATTGTCGCATTGCCTGCAACAAATTCTCCAGTGTTTAAATTCCAGTAGTTTCTCCCAGTCTGATCTGCTAACAGTCCGGCTACGATCGTGTCTGCGATCATTCCTGCTGCTGTGATCGCTGTCGTCCATTCCCAGTCCTTTCCATCTGTTGTTCGTCTTTTACTTATCATCAGTCCTTGTGTGCCAATTGCAAGCGCTCCGTATGTTTCGCTGCTTTCGTCCAGGTTTTCAAACAGAACTGCCATGACATCTTGTTTTTTCGCAACATTGTACTGTGCTCTTAGGCTTGTCATTGCTCCATTAATAAAACCTTTTATTTTTTCCGCAACAAGTGATCCATCTGGTCGAATTGCTTCATCGATCTTGTTAATGCTTGCTGCGACGTCATCAAAGTAATTTGTTTGTTTTTCAAAATCTCCTAGGATTACAGATGTTACTTTTTTCTTTATGCAGTCGTACTCCATTTCTATAACTCTTGCATCTGTATTAATATCCAGTTTGCAATGCCTACAGTGGATTGTGTCTCCGAGCGATACTTCTTCGAGCACTGCGTAATCTTTGTACAGATCTGTATTTTGCAAAAGAATCATGTCGGCGTCAATTGTAACTGTTGGCTCGTCGAGTCCCAGGTCAAACTGATCGTTGCATTCTTTTGTTAATGCAGCGTCAAGTTCTTCCTGTGTCTCGCACACTGTCCATCCTTCTTTGATCGCTTCGTCCCTTGCTTCCTGTTCTTCTTCTTCTCCTTTTGCTTTAAGATCGTCAATCTCCTTTTTGATCTCGTTTCTTTCTGTCAAGATCTCGTCTAACTGTTTTTCATAATCTTTCGCTTTGATCTTCTTTTTCTTGTATTTTCGCTCAAGCTGTCGCTGTTTTTCTCCGTTTGCTACAAGCTTAACTTGCAGCTGTCCTAATTCTTTTAAGTTCTCTTCCTGTTTTGATGTGTCTTTCATTCGTACGTTTGAAAACGTAATTGTTGCTGCTTTTACCGTTGGGTAGTTATTAATTAATGCAGAATCAACGTATCCATTGTTCGACATCATTACGCCATCGTATCCTTTTGGATAGATTCTTGTTACAACGTTCCTTGTGTCAATTTCTTCCGTAAGTCCATCAGCTTTGATGTTTTTCCCATACCTCAATTCTACGCCATAATCGCCACCAATTCTTTTATTAATAATCACCATATGATTGTCAAATAAGATCTCGCCGCCCCATCGATTAATAAATGAGTTTTCATTATCTCCATTTATAGCTTCAATCAGATTCATGTATTCGTAATAAGCAACAGACGTCCAGGGAATGTCAGAACTCGCAGAGTACTTATTGTTTACTGCCGTCATGATGTCCAAAGCCTCTTGACCGTTTTTCATTGTTGGCCTGACATCTACCAAGAAGCAATCATCTTTGGCATCCATAAAAATCGGCTCAAGCGATGCCGTTATCTGCGAGTCTGATTTTTCTTTTTTCCGGATCCTGAACAACTGATCTCCGTTAAAGCTTGGCATTTTTACAACAGCCTCATCTTCTATGTATTTCCAACGGCCACCAGCATCGATCGGATGTGTCAGTTCTGCTGTCCACGTTCCATTCAAAACAGTGTGTACAATTGCTTTAGACGGCATCAATGTCATGTCTCCATTTTTGTCAAAGCTCGTATTGTCCGGCTTATAAATTTGTATCATAAGCACCTCCAGTTTGGTATAACCTTCAAGCCAAATCCTTCTGTTATCTCTATTGTGTTATCTCCTTCTTTCAAGTACAGTTCCTGATAATCTCCTGTGACGGATGTATTCATCATTCTTCCGTCTTGTCTATACGCAAGCATCAGATCGGTGTCAATTGTTACGTTCTGGCCAATCTCAGCTACAAATTCATTTCCATTCACTGTTAATGTACATCTGCCGTTGCCCGTGATCAGATACGTTGGATGCGAAACTGAATAAGGATTGTAGAGCACTTCTTGTTTTTCGTACTCATAGGTTCCAGAAGTAAGATGTTGATGTCCTTCACAGATAAATTCAACTTCAAACTCTCCTACCTGTTTTACTTCTCGCTCCGAGCTGCCTATTGTTGTATGTTTTACTTTGTAGTAATAACCTGGCATATCTTCAAGGATTAACTTGTTATCTGTTTTATCGAGCAGCCATCTCCTCGCCTTGCGAAAAAGGTCTTGCCATTTTGACGGATCAGCTGCAAATACGAATGTGATCTTGATCGTAATGTCGTTAACAAATTCTTCTTCCGAGTACAGTGCCCCGTCTCTTCCTGGTATGTCTATCGTCTCATAACGATACTCTGGCGCCGGGATCGCTGGCCTTTCTTTTACCAGCACCCCGGCTTCTGTGTTTGTTTTTTTGTTTCTCTTTATCAAATACATGATGTTTTAGCTCCTATCTTTGTCAGAGTCTGACAAAATCAACGCCCTCTGAATCGTTTGCTTGTGATCCTGTTGTTATTAATTCCTTTTTCTGCCGTTTTGACGATGTATGCGTCAAATTCATGATTGCCAACTTGTACAGTTACTGCATTGTTCAGATTCACACTCGCTCCTGCTGGCTGTAATCCGTTCAGGTTTGTTGTGATACCTGTGTTCATTTGATCCGCAACGCTTTGCATTGCATCTTTTACCTTGTACACGTTCTTGTCAATTCCTTTTGCAAGTCCGTCCATAAAGTCCGGCATCCATGTCTCATAATCCCTTAATGGTCCTTCGTCTGGCCGTGAGAAATGTAGGAAACTTCTGATCTTTCCGGCTAATCCTTTGACTCCTTCTACAATCTTATTGATCCCTGAAAAGATTCCGTTTTTTAATCCATTGATGAAATCAGATCCCCAATGATAAGCAGATCTTGCAAGGCCAAGTATAAATCCTTTAATTGTATTAAACGGACCTTTCACGATTCCGGCCAAGGTTGATACAACTGTTTTGATTCCTGATTTCATTTTTGTAAATGCTCCAACTGCTACGCTTTTAATCGTGCTTGTTACAGTCGTGATCACACTCCTTATTCCATTAAATACTGTGGTGATCACTGTTTTAATTGCATTGACTACTGTTGTGATCGCTGTCTTGATTCCATTCCATACCGTGGTGACTACTGTCTTGACTGCATTGAATACAGTAGTTACTACTGTCTTGATCGCATTGAACACCGTTGTGATTACTGTCTTGATCGCATTAACTGCCGTTGTGATCGCTGTCTTGATTCCATTCCATACCGTGGATACAAACGTTTTCACTGCACCGAACACCGTCATAATTACACTGCCTATTGCATTTACTGCACTTGATACAGCGCTTTTTACAGCATTCCATATATTACCAAGAAATGCCGTAATCGTACTCCAGTTTCGTATAATTGCTATTACTGCTGTAATTGCTGCAATTACTCCAGCTACGATCGGCAAGAACGGTACAAGCGCCGTGGCCGAAAACGTTGTAAAGATCGTCATGATCGCAGCTATCGCTGGCGCTAATGTCGTAAACAGTGCAATCAATCCTGTAATTGCTATAATGACCGTTTGTATCGGTCCCGGTAATGATCCGAATGCCTGTGCTATTGTTGATATAACATTAACAATAGGTTGTAGAGCTGTAACAATCTGTGTTCCAATCGGAATCAGGCTGTCCTGTAGCTTCCTGAGTGCTCCTTCCCATTTTTCTCCTGGTGTTTGCTTACTCATCTCCTTCGCTTTGCCCGTTACGTTGTCAAAGTCATTTCCAACTCCAAACAGCGCAACTGATGCGTCGATACCTAAGTCTTCAAACTGTGTGGATAGTGTAGATAAGGCTTCTTGTTGTTCTTTTGGTGACATCTTTTTCAGGTCGTTCCCGACGCTTGCAGCAACGTCCTTGACGGTTGCTTTCCCTTTTTCCCATTCTCCGAATACTTTCTTTGTATTGGACGAAAAGTTATTGATATTTCCTTTAAATGTTCCATCACCTAAACGAATCTGAAACTCTTTCAAGGCATCTGCTGCCTTATCAGTGTTCATCGCTCCGTTTTCCATTCCGTTTTTCAGTAGTTGGAACATTTCTTTTCCTGAGTAGCCAGCTGTTTTGAATAACGGCGAATACTCGTTGATTGTGTCCATAAAATCATCGGATGAGTTTAATCCGTTTTTATACCCGGCCGCCAGCAAATCCATTGCTTCTTTGCTCGACAAGCCAAAATTTTTCATCAGTTTTCCAACAGCGACTGTGTTTTCTTTTACGTCTGTTCCGGTTCTTTCGGAGATTATCGCAAGTTGTCCAGCAACCTTCGAAAGATCTGTATCGTTCAGATCTGACATATTTTGTTTTACTGCGATGATAGCATCTGCTGCTTCGTTTGCATCTTCTACAACACCCTGTTCAAATACTTCTTGAGCAGCTTTCCCATACTCCTGTGTCTTTTGCTTCGACACATCAAGATTCGCCGCTATCTTTTGCTGGGCACTCTGCATATCATTTGCAGATTCTACCGCACTTGATCCAACCTCTTTGATTTTCTCTCCAACTGCGCTCAGGTTTTCCGCAGCCATCATGATCGTTTGAGCGTTTATGCTTTTTCCAATTCCTCCGAGTTTTTCTGATGCCGTTTCGGATTTTTCGCCTAGCTGCTCCAGTTTTTGTTGTGTCGCAACAATCTCTCTTTGCAGCGCATTGTACTGTTCCGGATTGATTGGCGTTCCAAATTCTTCTGTTACCTGCTTGGCTTCGGTTTTTAATCCTGATAATTTTGTTTTTGTTTCTGTTATCTCGTTTTGCAGCGCATTATACGCATCTGTATTTATCTCTCCTGCGTCTTTCATGCTCTGCTGTTCGTTTTGTAATTCCTTTAATTTTGCCTTTGTTTCTGATATTTCTTTCTGGATCGGGTCATACTTCGCCTTCCATGCATCGTAATTATCCGCAGATTTTGACACCTCTTCGTTTGCTTTTTTCAGCATCTCAAGTTTGTTTTTTGTTTCTTCTGCCGCTTGTGCCAGAAGTGTCTGCTGCTGCCTTAATAATTCTGTATTTCCTGGATCAAGTTTTAACAGACGGTCAACATCTTTCAATTGCGCTTCGAGGCTGCTAATATTCCCATTGATTCCAGAAAGTGCTTTATCGAGTCCTGTCGCATCACCGTTTAATTCAATCGTGATTCCTTTTATATTTCTTCCTCTTGCCATCTGTTGTCCTCAAAATCGCATCAAAAAAAGACACCTTCCGATGTCTTTTTTCTTTGCTTTTATTTAATATTCGAAACGATGTGTATGATTTTATCCGCAAAGTAGTCGCTTAGAATCTGTTAAAGTCTTCCTGTCCTGCTTTGTCTGGATAATCATAATCATCATTTTTATTTTCAATCGCCATATCCATGATCATTCCTATTGTGAGTTCTTCCAAATCGTTCATGGATAGTCCGATTTGGACACATCTTAAAAGAAACAACGCTGTTGTTACTTCCCGATCAATGTCGCGCTCTTTTTTTTTGCATGTTCCAACTGCTTGTTGTTCAGATTCCACAATTCAAAGATTTCTGGAAGAATTTGATAAATCGAAAACGTTTCAAAGCGATCTAACCACTTTCCAATATCGTTCGGTACACGGCTTGGATCTGCATGCTTTGCCATAATGTATGCAATATTTTCAAACATTTCCAAATTTTCAACCGGGAGCTCGTCCCCTTGTTTTTTCTTTCGATCCATTGCCTTTTTCAGCGCCATCATGTCTTTGAATATATCTTTCCCGAATATATTCCGATACATCCGTGGAATCGCAGCACTGGACTTTAATCTGACGTTTTTCCCGTCAATCTTTACTGTCTTTTCCATCTGATCACTCCTTTACGCTGCAACTTCTGGTGCTTCATACACGTTGTTAAACCATCCATTATAAGTTGTCTCGTCTGTTTCGTCTGTTGTTTTTGCTTTAACTCTTCCGTCTGCCAACGGAGAAACTGTTAATGATAATGTCTCTGTTTTTGGTTCGATCGTGTCTTCTTTTGTTTCACTTTCGATTGTTGGGCGTGTTGCCTTGCAGTTGTACAGAACATGACGAATTCCATTGACATCTCCGTCAAACTGGAACAATAGAGCAAACGATTTAACTGTTGCATCTGCATTCTCTGTCAATACATTTTTTGTATCTTTTGTATCTCCTAAGATTCCTGTCCTAAAATCATCTGGAATCAACGCCATTTCTAAATCTCCAGAATATCCGTTATTGGTGACAGATACATAATAAGCTACTCCGTCTGCGTAAAATGTACTTGTGTCTCCTTCTGCATCTAATGATAATGATACGGCCCCAGGAACTGCGACTGGTGTTCCCCATGTTATTTTCCCCTCAGTTTCCGTAATCTCAGCGTAATGCACATTTTTCAAATTGAACTTAATCTTGTTTTTACCTTTTTTCATTTTTTACACCTCCATCTGGTAAAGGACCTCATACATCTGTTCACTATCGATGTACGTTTCTTCCTTTTCCCAGGATACGTTATAGTTTTTAAATATCTCTTCGATTCTTTCTTCTAGCTTATGATCTTTTTCGTCTGTATATAGTTCAATGCTCACAGCGTCGATTACTGCATACACGACACCGTCGGCATAGAAATTTGCGCTTTCTTCATTTATCCATACAATAAACGGCGGATCAACTGCGTTTTCTTCCGTGAAATGATGGTACTGGAACGGAAGCCCTGTTTCTGCAAGCATTTCTTCCAGTCTTTCTTTGCTCATCATCCTTTTACCACCTCTTCCTCCAGCTTCTTGATTGCCTTTTGTTCTACTTTTTTGATGTGTGGAATCGCAGATACACGACCGCCACCACGTTTTGCGTGACCTTTTTCAAGTAGATGAGTCAGACGGTATTCTCCGTTTCCTGCATAGATCGTGGAAGAATCTCCTGTTGTCTTCTTTTCTGTTTTGCTTCTCCAGCTTCCTGCATAATCTCCTGTTTTTTTCGGTGATGTTGTTTTTAATTCTTTCACTGCTTCTTTTGTTGCCTGCTTTACTGCTTCATTCAGTACTTTCTTTTCAACTTTTGCGTATTTTTGCAGCTCTTTTCTGATTGCTTTTCCTAAATCTTTTGCTTCCACTATCTCACATCCTTATACGCAATTGGTGATTTTGACAATGATAAAAGCAGATACGGCGGCATCTGATCGAATTTATCCTGTATCTGCTCTATCTTGTATTGTTTCCCGTTGATCAGGATCAGATCCATCCTTGATATATCTGAAATCTTTGGAATTGCTACCGTTTTCTCTATGTCGTTTCCTGCCACTTTTGCATCCCAGAAACGTTTGATGCCGACTGTCATGTCTCCATAGCGGACTCTGTCCATTTTTGTCTTCACAATCTTTCGTTCTGACATCTCACAGATCTGTAAGATGCCGTCATTGAATGTAATAAAATTATGATTCTTTATTCTTGGCATCTGCCCACCTTCCGATCTGTAACGAAATGATCTCACTTTTGTAATTGTTCCAAAAATCATCTAATGCACCGCTTCTTGCATACATGCAATAATCTAACAATAGTTGTTTTTCTACTGTTTCGTTTTCAAAATCGCATGTACCAATTTTTCCTTCAAGCGCTGCTTTCCCTCTGGTAATAATGCCAGTGAGCTTTTGTGTCTCACTGGCATCCATATCCCATGTTATATCTAAGTAGTTTTTTACGTCTTCAATTAACTGTTCCATAGGCTTTTACCTATTCTTTTGTGACTGTGATCGTATATGTTTTTGTTTCCGCTCCGTCAGTTACGATAATTTTTACAGTATTTTCCCCAGCATCCCATGTCAGTTTTGTTCCGTTTGGATACTTCTTAGTCTTAAATTCGATCTCAACCTCTGCTGTTGCATCCGCTGGCAGTGCTGTGATCGTGTTGCCTGCATCTGTTGTTGTTACAGTGTATGCTGTAGTTCCTGCTGCAAATGTTTCGTTAAATTTCTTGTTAGAGAATTTCAGATCTGCAAGTGTCGCATCATCTACATCTGCTGTATTCGTTACTGTTTCGATCTTGTAATAAGCTGGCTGTAAGTTCCTAATATCAAATACGATAAATGCATTATTATCAACTGGGAATCCATGAGCGTACATCTTGATCAGATATACCCTTTCATCTTCCAGGAAGTGATATTCGTCAGAATACAGGATTTTTCCATTGTTGCCCATTCCCGCACCCATAAAGTAAAGGTTTGCAATTCCAAAAACTGCTTTTCCTTTTGGCACTGCTGCACTCTGCATAATATTGATATCAAACGGAAGTGCTGACACATATCCACCACCCGGTGCTGGGTACTGGATTGCTGGTAGAATCTTGCTGTAGTAATCGCTTGGATTTACAAGAAGGATCAAGTCTGTTACTGTTCTAGGCTGTCCTTTTTCATTCAGTGCCAGAATTGCAGCCTGTTTGTTTAACTGAATATTATCAAATTTTGTGATCTTTACAACGGATTTATCTGGATACACACCAGCAGTTACTGTAACATTATCGCCTACCTGTTTTGTCATTCCGATCGGTTCATCTTTTCCAGTTCCGTTGACAATTCCGTCTTCTAATCCATTTGCAAGTGCTTCATACAGAATTGTTCTGATGTAATTATCTAACCATTCTGGTCCAAGATCTAACATAGCTTTTGAAATTGGAATAAATGCTGATAATTTGTCCTGTGTTACATCAACTTCTTTAAATCCTGATTCTAACTCTTGAATGATTTTGTCTGTCAGTTTACCCCATGCAGCTTTCTGAAATCCGTTGGTATTCATCATCATTCTTGTAAGTCCTGTTACACTTGTGAACTGGATCTTACTTAATAATGGGTGATTTGTTTCCAGATCATTAAATACGGAATTAATGATTGTTTCTGGCATGACAACGTCAAGATTTCCAAGTGCCTGTTTTGGATTATCGGATTTCATCGCATCCATAACTGCTTGATAGTATTCTGTTTCTACACTTGTCAGCTGTCTGACTCCTCTTGTTGCAAGTACTGTAACGTCATTGCTCTGTCTGAACTC